GATCTTTGGGACAAGATCTTCAAAGGGCTGAAGGCCGTTTGGATGTGGATCTACGAAAAGATATTGAAGCCCATCATCGACGCAATCAAGGCGGTCTGGGCATTCGTCTACGACACGATTATCAAGCCGCTACTCGACGGACTCAAGGCGGTGTGGGCGTTCGTCTACAACACCGTCATCAAGCCCTTCCTTGACGTATTGAAGGCCGTCTGGACGGCAGTCATCGGCTACCTTGTCGCGGCGTGGAACGGGCTTATTGGCGTTCTCAAGGCGGTGTGGGAAGCGGTCACCAACAACCTCAAAGCCGTCTGGGAAGGCGTCGTCTCGATCTTCCAGAACGTCTGGAAGAGCATCCAGTCGATCTGGGACACCATGATGTCCTTGTTCTCGGGCAAGATCTCCTTCATGGAGGCAGTGGGGAGGATCTGGGGGACGGTCTTAGAAACCGCACGAGTTGCCTGGGAAGCGGTGAGCAAGGTCTTCGGCTCCATGTTCGAGGGCGCAGCCAAGGTCTTTGATAAGATCGTGCAGGCGTTCGCGGGCGTCTTTAACTCACTCGGAGACGGAGCTACGAAGGTCGGCGAAGCGATCTGGGCCGCTATCAAGAAAGGCTTTGAAGGCGCTGGGGAGGTCTTCAAAAAGATCGGCACCGGCATTTGGGACGCACTTAAGGACGGATTGTCTGGTGTGCAAGACATCTTCAAGAACGCGATCTCTGGCCTCAACCCGTCAAACCTGTTTGAGAAGATGTTCAAGATCGACTACCCGGGCACTCACATGAGCAACCCAGGTACGGTCGAGAAGACCATCGGCATCGACGTGCCGTTTGCCAGGTTTGCCGGAGGCGGCGTCGTGCCGGGTCAAGCCATGGTCCCCGGCAACTCCAAGCTCAATGACCGCATCGTCGCCATGCTCTCGCCGGGCGAGGCCGTGATCCCTCGCGACAAGATGCAGAACCCAGCGATCCGCAATCTAGTCGATATGATTATGGCCGGCGCCCTGTCTCCTGCTGGCTATGCCTACGGGGTCAAAGATCTGATGAAGGACGCAGGCAAGGTCACGGGAGCTGCTCAAGATGTGCTGGGCGACCTGGATCCTCGCAAGGTCTGGGAGCGAATTAGAAGAGAGGCCTTCGACGTGGTAATGAGGTCCTTCGAGGCCAACAAGTTCCACGGCGGCGGGCTTGTCCCTGGCTTTGCCTTTGGCGGCGACGTTCCCGCGATGCTTCAGCCGGGTGAGTTCGTCATGAACCGAGGGGCGGTCAGCTCCCTTGGCACCCCGTTCATGCGGTCGGTAAATGGGGGCGGGTCTTCTGGCTCCCAAGGAGCTACAAATATTGAGATGAACTTCGACATTAAAACGACTGAGCCAATCGACGAAGCGTTCTTCAGGAACCGCCTCATGCCCAAGGTGAAGGATGAACTTCGTCGCGCCTCGCTTGACGGCGCCTTCATCATCTCTGGCTCAGGCGTGAGGAAAACCTAATGCCCAATCCTTCGTTCCTCGGATACCTTGATGCGCCATACCTCGATGATCCGTACCTCGGTGGCACCGGATTTCACGCATGGGGCATGGAGGTAAACCTCGTCATCGACTCGACTAAGGTCGCAGCGATGGAGGTACTAAGGAACGTAGTCGACTTCACCGCACCTTTTGGCTCAGAAGTTCAGCGGAACATCTCGGACGCGCTGATGCCTATCGGGTCCGAGGTTCAGCGGACGATTGATTCTACCCACGTTATAGGCATGGAGGTTGATAGGCTTACCGTCGCAAGTGACTACCGAGGCATGGAGGTAGCGCGGCTCGTCGATGACTTCCTGAATGTCACTGGGTCAGAAGCCGAGTTAACCATTGAGTCATCCGGCCTTAAAGGGTCGGAGGTCGCAAGGTTCGTCCAAGGGTTTCCAGCAGCCACGGGGATGGAAGTCAATCGACAGATCCTAGACACCTTCAGGTCAGTGGCGATGGAAGTCAGGCGCGACCAATCCATGGCGTCGTGGCTTTGCGAGGAGCTTGGATACCTGGAGCAGCCATACCTGGGTGAGCCATACCTGGTCGCAGGCATCTGTGCACAGATGGGTGCAGAGGTCGCAAGAGTCCTATTCAAGACACCCGCGACTGGGATGGAAGTTCAAAGAACCATCAACTCGTCGAAGCCCCAAGGCATGGAGGTCTTGCGCCAGATTGTAGACGCACCACACGCAGTAGGCATGGAGGCCAACAGGCTCAGCAGCGCGAAGATCGGGATGCAGGTGCGCCTCGTCCTCTACAATACGAACAGGCTTCGCATCTTGGTGGAGTTCCCGTCTCGGGGCACCTCAGGTCTTAACTGGACTGCGAGTTCTACCGCAGCCGGCGACTTCAACGTCAACAATCTGAACACCGACATAGTTGAGGAAAGGTGGCAGTCACTCAACGGCGATACCTCGATCATCTTGACGAGCGATACCGAGGTAGTCCAAGGAGTGCCCGTTGATACTGTCGCCATACTGAACCACAACCTAACGTCTTCCGCATCCATCACGGTCGAAGGGTCGAACAGCCCCATCTTCTCTCCGGTAGATCAGACGTTCACCATGGTTCCCACTAAGAATAACGCCTACTACATCGCTCCGACGTTCCCAACGGTTCAGTCGCGGTACTGGCGGTTCATCATCAATGACAGCACCAACCCTGCGACCAACATCAAGATCGGAACTATCGTCTTCGGCACCACAGTTATTTTCTTCGGTGAGTGTTTTGTCGATGCCGTGACTCGTCGCAACCGTCACTTCGCCGACAAAGTCGCTACAGAAGGCTTTACCAACGTGTCGAACGACCGCGCAGTCAAGCGAGCTGTCGCCCTTGAGTTCCGAAACCTCGGGTATACTAGGGGCAACTTTGCAAACCTGATAGACATCTTTGACTTCGTGAGGACGAACCTCAAAGCTCTGTGGATACCTGATCCGCAAGATCCGCCGAGGTTTGCCGTCTTCGGCAAGCTCCTCCAGATACCTGACGAGGTTCATAACAACCTTGGACCAGAGGCATCGGACACAGTTGACCTAAGTCTTGAGGTGGATGAGAGCCAGTGAGTGGAGTAGACCGAAAACCATACCTGACCGCGACGACGCTCACCCAGGCGTTGCTCGATGACTGTCACGACAATCTTGAGAACCGTCTTGAGATGATCTGTGATATTGAGGCGCCAGGTGGGAACACCATTTACGCGAGCGACAGGAACAAGTACGTAGGCGGCGTCTTTTACGAAGCTCTGCTAGTGTTCCCTGTCATCGGGCGAACCGTAGGCGACTGGCTTACGCCGGAGTTGCAGTTCTCGACCTTAAACCTTGAGCTGTCTAATGTGGATGGGCGCTTCAACAACTACCTTCCAGGCGGAGCTGACTTCGCCAACTGGATCGGCAAGACCGTAACCGTCAAGCTGGGGATCGCCGAGGCAGCGGGCACCTATACGACCGTCTTCCACGGGACGATCACCGATGTGGGCGGGTTCATGCGAACCGTCAAGTCGATCAAGATCATTGCGCGAGACGACTACGACAAGGTGAACAAGACCTTTCCAGTCGCTGCCTTTCGTGAGGCCCAGTATCCCAAGATCGAGCCTAAGAACATCGGCAAGCTACTGCCCGTGATCTACGGAGACTGGACGACCACCACGGCACCCGCTCCAGCATCGGTGCCTGGGTTCATCGTTAATGGCAACGACCCGATGGTCACCTTCAAAGAAAAGACCATCGTCAATCTCACCGCGCCTGCGTCTCCGGCAGTCTTCACAGTGCTAGATCACGACTTCGAGAACGACGATCTGGTGCAGCTCACAACATCGGGAACCCTGCCGACGCCATTTCTTCCCGCCGTTGACTACTACGTGCAGGTCACAGGACAAGACACCTTCGAGCTTGCGCTGGTAGCTGCGGGCGCCTCGATCAACTCGACCGTGGCTGGCACCGGAGATCACAAGGTCATTGCAGCTCCGACTGCGAGCTATAGGGATCTATCC